GCTGCGGCTGGCGCTGCGTCCGCGACAGCGAGCAGCGGAGCGGGCACCATGCTTGATGCCAATTCGGCGTAGCTTTTCGCGGCCGTCTTGAATACTTCGCCGGCATTTCCGACCGACCGACCAGCCGATGCAGCGGAGTCGCCGACGATGCCGAATCGCCCGCCGAGCTTTTCAAGCGACGCGCCTACGGACTTTTCGGACTCTGCGGCCTGCGCCTTTAGGCTAATCCACAGTCCATTCGCCTCATCGTTGAACACGGCGAACGGTTCAATGATCGCCGCCGCAACGTCCGCAGTAACGCCCTTGAGAGACTGGAAAGTTACCGAAACAACATCGAAGAAACCGCCGATAGTGCGCGCCGTGATATCTACGGCCTTCGCGATTACCGACATGTTTTCTGCGAATGACTTTGAAAATTCGATGACCTTGTTTAGCGCATCAGTAAAGTCAATCTTGGCGATTTCGTCGCCGATGATGAGCAGGCCATCGGTCGCAATCTTTGTGAAATTGGCGACGATTGCGTCGAATTCGGGAGACTTGGCGAACTCTGAAAGCCGCGCCGACAGCACCGAAATTTCATCGGCCAGCGGCAGAAGGATTGGCGTTAGCAGTTCGTTGCGCGTCTGGGCGAGTTGATTCGTGATCTGGTCAAGCGCGCCTGCAAACGTCTTGTTAAGCGCGTCCGATGCTTCCTTGGTCGCTCCGGTCGATTGCTTGATGATGTCGGCAAACTTTCCGAGATCGCCGCCGCCCTCTTGTAGCAGCACGCGCAGGGCTTCGCGCGGCTTGCGACCGAGTGCAGAAAGGACCGTCTCTGCCGCTACGCTGTCTTTCCCGAGCCGATTCAGTACCGTCGCAAAGTCGGCGCCTTGAAGTCCAAGGGTTGCGAGCGCCTGTCCGGCCTTACTCGCCGGGTCTTCAATCTCACGAATGATCTTGTTGAAATTACCAACCGCCGCGCCGCCCTCAATTCCGCGCGACGCCAAAAGGCCCAGGTAGCCAATGGTGTCATTGAGCGAAATTCCGGCTTGATCGGCCGCGTTACCGACGCCCGCTAAGCCCTCTTGCAGTGCCTTCGTGCTAGTGCCAGCACCGCGCGCCACTGCGGTTAGCGTGTCGGCAAGCGCACCAATTACCGCGGGCTTTTCGCCGAACGTATCCAGCACCGCGCCAAGCGCGCCAGTTGCCTGCGCCGCAGATTGCGCATTGGCCTGTGCGAATTGCAGCACGGAGCCGAGTTGATCGACAGCCTCTTTGGCGCTGAATCCATCTTCGGCGAGCAGGACCAGCGCGCCGGCCGCTTCTTCTGCGGAGAATCGCGTGCCTTCGACAGCGCCGCGCACCGCGTCCTGTAGTGCCTTTTGTTCTTCGACCGTCGCATTGGTTATCGAATTGACGCGCGTTAGTGCGTCTTCGACCGATGCGGCGCCTGTTACCGCATCGCCAAATGCGCCAGCAACCGAACTGATTGCGCCGAACGCTTTTCCCGTCAGTTCGGCCGCAGCATTGATCTTGACCATTGACGCGCCAAGACCAGTGACGCCCTTCTGAATTTCGCCAAGGCTCCGGCTTACGCCGTCGATCAGCGAGAATTTTAGTTCGACGTCTTGCTTAGCCACGCTTGATCGCCCTGCTGATTCGCTTGGTCAGGTCTTCGGAAACGACACCGATAAACCGCGCGTGGATCGGGTTGTAGACTTCGTTGTTGGTCAGCATGTCGGCGACGGATGGGCCGTAAAGCGCCTTGATCGGCTGGCGAATCTGGCCCTTGTATCTGCCCGACTTCATGACGCGCCTAATGCCGGTGCGAATGAAAGCGAGCCGATTCGTTCCGCCCGCGCCATTGGCAATGAATGCGGCCCTGACGGTCTTTTTGCCGCGACTCTTGATGATCGTAACCGCGAGACCGCGTGCGCCCTTGGTTGCACCGTAGGAGACCAGGGACGGCCCGCGCTTGCGCTTTCGACCAATGATCGAAAACTCATAGCCCTGTATCGCTTTCGCGGTCAGGTCTTGTTCGATGCGCTTTTCCTCGACGTTGTATACCTTCGCTGATTGCGTGGCCGAATCTTTCTTGGCGATACGTCGCGACGCATTCAGTGCGAGCTTGAACGCCTTCGGGGCATCCTTGCTCGCAGCCTGTAGCGTGCGCAGCATTTGCGCCAAGTCCGGCGATTCGACCTTGACCGGCATTTACGCGACCAGCCGCATACGCGAAACCAACTTGTCGCGCATAGCCTGCGGGCTCAGTTGCTCGCCGATTTCAACCGACGCCTGCCCGCATGCCTGCTGCATTTCTACGGTCAGAATCTCCGGCAGCATTTCCAGCATCGCCGAAACGGCAGCGACCGCGGGCATTGCCCACACTGCAATTTCAGGCTGCGCGGATCGGATCGCGTAGAGCGGGACCAGTGCGAATACAGGCGACAATCCGCCAGCCTGAGCCGGCGAGATGATCGCCGACACTGCGCGCAATTCAGCCAACGTCAGCGGCGCCCGAGTGGGCGCCTTTCCGGTTTCGGTTGTCATGGGTTAGGCCGGGCGACCGTCGATGTAGATTGCCGACGTACTGGTATCGAGCACGCTGATACCCACCGCCAATTCGACCGCCGCGACCTCGCCCGCCGTGATGAATGGCAATGCGCCATTGGGGCGAAGCGTGCAGGACGGGATGAAAACGTCCTGATTCGCGCCGATGGGATTGTCCGCGACGAACTTCAACTGGCCCTCAACGGCAGCGGTGGAGCCGGTTGCGATCTGCTCGCGACTGTTCGCCGGGCGCGTGTAGTCAACGTGCAGGCGCAGATTGAAATTGCCAGCGCCGACAGCGGTAACGCAGTTGTCATAGACCGTCGCAATCTGGCCGGTCGTACCGACGCTGATGATCCCGTGGGTTCCGTCAACGTAGAAATCGGTGCCGCTGGTCAGCGTGGTGATGTCGCCAACGTCCTTGAACGTGGCGCCGCCATCGGCAAACGTGGAGCCCGCAGTATTGAAAGTCGGCGGGGTTGCATTCGACGTGCCAGCAATGGTGCAGACGTAGATGTGATCGTTCGGGGTCGCCGGGATGTACATATCGCCGACAGCGTAGGCAGTCGAGTTGGCGCGAGCGGGCGCGTACATATCCACCGCAACGCCCGTGATGTTGCGCGAGCCAGTGGTCAGGACCGACGTGCCGAGCTGGTAGAAGCGATCCGTGCGGACCCATTCAACCAGTTCGTTGGTGACGGTCGCCGACGCCTGTGCCAAATCTTCGACGGTCGCGCCAAGGAAGATCGCGAGATTGTCGGCGGAGAAGTTGTCGATCTGAATCGTCGCCGTGCGGGTAATGCTAAGCGGGGTGTCGAGATCCACTTCAGCCAAGCCGCCTTCGCTGGAAGTGTGCTGGAGGTTTTCGGATTCGACATTGATCTCGAAACCGGGGCAGTTGCCGAGCCAGCGGAAGCCCTCGTATTCGCCGTCATCATTCAACTGGTTGAAAGCGAGCCGGCCGCGGCCCACTTTGTAGGTATTCGTGTACGTGTAAGTAGCGGGTGCGCTCACTTTCGAGTCTCCAGAAACGACGAAACCCGGCGCGATAGCCGGGTTTCTGGTGGGGTTGTTTGCGCTCTACTTGCGCTTACGCTTGGGCTTTTCGTGGGGTGAGTCAGGCTCGCCAGCGCCCAAGCGCGCGAGCTTTGCGCATTCCTGCGCGGTCAATTCGGCAGCGTCACCGGGCGTGTATTTCTGCCCTGCGTGCTCCCATGGTTTCGAGAAGACAAAGATCACGTTGCGGTCCTTGGTTCGCCCCAGGTTTCCGGGCCTTTGACGCTGAAAAGCGCAGAGATACCGTTGATGTCGTGGCCGCTCTGCTCGAGCACCAATGCTTCCGTGCCGCCATAGGTGAGGGCGCCGAGCTTGCCGTCCTCGTCCTGAAAGTTGCCAAGCGAGCCGCGATCCAGCAGTGCCCGCTTCACGGCCTGTAGCAGCGCGATAACCAATTCATCATCAGAGCGTCGGTAGATCTCGACGCGCCATGTGCG